ACAGAAACGATCTGGAAATATAGTGATCGCCGCAAAAGCCTGGAACTGTGTACGCCGGTTTGTTCATGATCTTTTTCCTTTTGGTTAGTAATTGGATTTCAGTGGACTACATACCGCTGAGATTGAACAGTAAACAAACCGGACGAGATAATCCTTGTAAATATTCGACGTGAAAAGTAAATCATTAATAATCTAGAGCTTATATTTATAATAAGCCTTTGATGCTTTCTCATAGCTCACGTTATTCTTCTTAGCTACGTCCTCTATAACCGAGGTGACTTTTGCATTTCCGTCTTGCACCAACGCAGTAAATATTTCGCGGTAAAGATCACGATCTATCTTTTCCGCCCTAGAAAATACGGGGTCGGCAGGGTCCCATGGCAAGGGAAAATAGTTGTTCAATGCGGTTTTTTCCATCAACGTGGCCATAAACTGCGTTGCTATCTCGTTCATAATCCATGCTGGGACGTCAGCAGGGTTGCCCGACCTCCAGAAGTCCGCGCAAAACTGCTCCATGAGCCGCATGTTGAATTCTTCTATTTGGTCGTCCGTCAGGTTCTTGCTTGCCAAGTACCGTTCGAAATAGCTGGCGTTTGATTCTTTTTTTTGATCCATTTCTCTTCCTTTTAAAGTTGACCGCTCCGAAACCGAAGCGGTTATTTCTGGGTTATTGAATCAAACCTCATCGGTTACTGCAGCTTTTCCAATCGCCAGAGTCGCCGCCATGAAAGCGGAAAACTCAGGAAACTCTTTCTCGGCCTTTTGTGCCGCTGCCTTGTCTACGTCATCAAGGAAATATCGGTGTCTTTTCGGATCGAAATACACCTTCCCATTCTCTGCTAGCGCAATTAAGTCGAGTATTAAATCGCGCGCCTCTTCAGCTACATGCGAAGAATAATGAAAGCCGCCCTTAGCCCTGCGAAACTGGTTAAGAATTTGCTCTAAAACGGGTTTTATAAAACCCGTCCTATCATTTAGGAATTCCTCCGGGTTTTTTGGCGCCGATTCCAACTTCTCTCTCTTTTCGGCCTGTAGTTTCTCCATCTTTTTTTTCACTTCCATACGGGCTCTCTCCTCGTCTGTGTAATCTATACAGACGCGAAACTTCTTGCCCTGCTTAAAAATCGTTATGGCACTCTTTTCTCTCCGCACACTGTCTGGCACGGATAAATACGGGATAACCCTCATTGCCCCATCGATCACGCCGACGTGAACGGTATGCTTAGGGTTGCCCGGTTTGCCCGGAAACCACTCGGGCTTAATTAGTCCAGCAGCGACAAGATCGGCCTCCGTGCCAAAGTAGGATCGCCCGTAACAATGCTCGCGTTCCTTCAGTCGGTCCAAAGGTGTTTCAATAAGTGTAGAATTGGCGATAGCCATGATGCGTACCTCCTCTAAAGGTTGCGTTGTGGTCAGGGGTGTCTGGTGTTCTCAGCACCTTTCACCCCGCTTTATTGCCTGAAGTCCGTCAGGCCACGGTGTTAATACCTCTTGTCTTAAGCCTATCCAAATAGTCAGACCAGGCTTGCATCATCTCCCGGCGTTTAGGTAAGTGCTCGGCATAGTTATAGGCGGCGCTTACCTTGTTGCGCTCAGCGTGTGCGAGTTGCCTCTCTATTGCTTCGTGCGGCCATCCTTGCTCATGAAGGATCGTTGAGGCCATGCTCCTGAAGCCATGGCCAGTCATTTCGTTTTTCTCGTAACCGAGACGGCGCAAAGCAGCGTTGACGGTGTTTTCGCTCATCGGCCTGGCGTAGCTTCTAACCCCAGGAAAAACGTATCTACCGTCGCCGGTGTGCGGTTCCAGTTCGCGCAGTATCGCTATTGCCTGAGTAGAAAGCGGCACCAGATGGACCGCTTTCATTTTCATTTTACCGGCCGCTATGCGCCACTCAGCCGCATCGAAATTTATCTCTGACCATTCAGCATGCCGCAACTCGCCGGGTCTTACGAAGAGGAGGGGAGCGAGTTTAAGAGCGGTTTTTGTTACAAACGATCCGTCATATCCATCCAACGCGAGCAACAAATCCCTTATTTTTTTGGGATCGGTAATGCTTGCGTGATGAGTCTCCTTGACGGGCGTTAATGCGCCTTTCAGGACTACGCTTAGGTCGGCTTGAGCCCTTCCTGTAGCGATGGCATAACGGAATATTTGCCCGCATATTTGCATTGCTCGGTGAGCGGTCTCGATATTGCCGCGGCTTTCTATCTTTTGAATTGCGCTTAGAAGGCTGCCGGCTGTGACTTGCGCTATTGGAGCGTTGCCGATCGCGGGGAAAATACTCCGGCTAAGCAGGCTTAAAGTTCGAGCCGTGTTCTTTGGCACCCATTTCACCGATTGCTTTTGATGCCACTCTCGCGCAACAGCTTCAAACGTATTAGCTGAGAGTTCTTTCTCCTCGCGTTTCTTAGCCTGTTTAATCACGCCCGGGTCACTGCCGTTGGCTAGCAACTTACGGGCTTGAGTTCGTCTTTCCCTGGCTTCAGCCAAGGTAATGACAGGATACACGCCGAATGCCAGCGTCTTACGTTTGCCGACGTAGCGGTAGTCGTACCGCCAATACTTACCCGCATTCTTCACCAGCAAATAAAGCCCATCACCATCAGTAAGCTTATATGGCTTATCCGCGGGTTTTGCATTGCGTACGGCGGGATCAGAAAGAGGCATGACGGTATCGAAATCTGACGGTATTTGGTATGCCGTCAAAGATACCGTCAAACTGAGCGGTATGTCAAGATATTAATTGATACGATGTGAGAGGTATTTCTGGCTGTATTCCGCGTAGTTACGCGGTTTTTGGTATGACGTGAGACTCTATGAGATTCCTTCTTGGTGCCCGGAGCCTCATCCGCATGCGGGATATAAGCTTATGTATTCATTGGTTCTATGAGTTCGATGCCCAAATAGATACCGTCATAAATACCGTCCCCTGCCCTTAATCAAACTTCAGTCTGTGCTTTAGGTCGTCCAGTTTTGCTTGCTTACGGGCCTCGTTTGCTGCCCGAATTTCCTCGGCTTTTTGTTGCTTGTTGAAGAAATCACGATAGAAGATGTTTGTTTCGGCAATTACAGAGTTAATCTGGGGTAAATGATCTGTTTCGAATTCTTCTGGTAGGCATCGAATATACAGTCTTCCCCCTGAAACACTGGCTTCTCTTTTTAGGCTGTACATTTGATGTTTCCAAGAAACGTTGAAACGGTGGGCCCATTCTTGCGGAGCAGAAGCAGAAAGGGCGAAAACAAGTTCCATCAGTTCCGATTGCGAGTCAATGCTCCGCGAAGAGGTCACGTCGAGCGATCTTATTTTTATGTCTTCAAATTGTTTTGCCATTTCAACCCCTTTATTGTCAATTATCCTACCTGCTACCGAGACTTAGGTTAACGACGGGGCCAGCTCGATCTTTAATCTCTAACACAAGGTCTACAATCGATTATTTTGGCTTGGAGGCACCCAAGTAGCCACCCTCTATTTAAATTCGTTGTAGGGCTTCTGGTAGAGCCAGCCACGTAACCAAGGATTGGGTTACCGCTGGCTGTCGCGGTTATCGCACTCACGACTAATCGGGTTCGAGAAGACACCTAAATGAAACACATACTGAAACGTGAAACATCTCCGCTGGCAGAGATTCTTTGTCGAACTAGGATTCGAATTCGCATTACCGGTTCCACCAATGGTTAGGGTCCGTTGGGTAACCTCTTGCATCACATCCAGCCACGCGGCCTGACTTCTCTAACCGTTGCTTGTATGAGTTGTGGCAGTTTGCGCACATCGATTGCCTGTTATCCGGATTCCAGAACAAGTCTTGATTCCCCCGATGGGCTTTAATGTGGTCAACCACGGACGCGACCTTTCCGCACCTGACACAGTAGGGATTCTTTTCGAGATGCCCAGCTCGACACTTCTGCCAAGCTGCGCCGTATCCCCTCTGTGCGGACGTGGCTCTCACTAGATGCGCCCATTCCGCTCGAGCTTGTCTACCAGCTCAGCATTGCCGCGCTGAATCAGCTTTTGAACGTCTTGATGTATCGAGGCCCGATCCGAGCGGCTATCGATGTTGATGGTTCGGTTATCATTTATAACTACCCCCCCGCCACCTCCGCCTGAGACGCCTAGCCTACCCTTGGAGTCGCGCTTTAGCGGCATGATTGCCTCTGGCCCAGCCTCACCCATTAACCCGTTCTGAAGCGCCCCGCCAGATTCAAACTTGAACATAGTGGGACTGTTTACAATGCCGCCGTTTGCAAACTTGGAGAAATTCGCCATGCCCTTACCATCGAAGTAAGCGCCGTTAGCAGCAAAGCCTGTGAGCCCGCCACTGGTCATCTTGAGCGCGCTACCTATCCCTTTGCCACCTCCACCAAAGAGGCCCATCACGTCGCCGAGTATCGACAATCCCATTTTCAAAAAGCCGCCTTTCTTACCGCCGGCGCCGAAGATAGTATTCGCCAGGTCCGCAGCAATCGCATCGGAAGCCATTCTCAGCAGCATTGTTTTCCACGCGTTTCCGATACTGTCAAAGTCTCCGCTCAACGTTTTGAATACAGTGTCGCCCATGTTCCGTTGGACGTTCGTTTGAAAACCGATCAGCACAGCGTTAAGTCTTTCGGAGGATGCGTCTGCGTTGGATTTCAGGCCATCAAAACTTACCTTCGTTGCGCGCTCCATGTCGGCCGCACTCTTCGCCACGGCTAGGTCAAACGTCTTTTGTTCGATAGCTCCAGCCTTTAACAACTCGCTGAACTTGGCAACCTCGGCATTCATGCGCGCCATAGGGTCAACGGATAGCTTCAAATCCTGCCCCGATTTCATCAGGTCGTTAAGGGCCTGTTGAGAATCCTTCGCTGCCTTCTCGCGGTCCTTGTGGAATCTGTTGAACGCTTCCAGTTCGACATCCATTTCATGCTGGGCGATCTTCAAGCGATCATCAGCGGCCTTCTTGGCCCAGTCGTTCGTCCGTTTGCTTGATGTGTCGCTCCCCAGGAATGCGGATATAGATGACTTGCTGGGAATGTTTGGCAGGGCTATTTTGGCTGGCCCGGTACTCTGTAACTTGGCAAGGGTCTGTTGAAGGGATAGGGCTTCGTTGTTCAGCTTTTGAAGATCAGCTTCCCATAGACCGGATGAATCAAACCCCAGCTTCCCTATCATCTGCCGCCTACTGATGATCGAATCCATCGAGTCGCGCAAATAATTAAGGCGAGTCGTGATTTTCATATCCTCTTCAGGCGCGAAGAGGTTCTTCATATTTTTTATTGCATCGTTCAGGGCCGGGACCAGGCTGCCGGTCAAACCAATCGCTACCCCGCCAATACTGGCTTTTAGCTTCTCCAGTTCATCATTGAACTTGTCGGCCTGCTCTGCCATTTCCTTTGTTACGCCAGAAGCCTTTTCACCTTCTGACACCATGCGGCCGATAGCAGCGCCGCCCTCAGACAGTAATGGCGCAGCGTCCTGCCACGATTTACCTAAGGCAGCAGCGGCTACCGCAGCGCGTTCCTGAGGGTCTTTGATCGCGACGAATACATCAGCCAGTTGCTTGAATGCTTCAAGTGGCTCCTTGGCAGTTATGCCGAGCGCGCGGAACTTGTCGCCGTCCTTCCCGATGTTAACGGATAGCTTCGAAATGGCATTCGCTGCCCCATCCAGGTCAGCGCCGGACTGCTTTGCAGCAACGCCAAGGCCCGCTAGTTGATTAACCGCTAGTCCGGTTGTCTTGCTCAGATCATTGAGCTTGTCCAGCCCGTCAATAACAGACTTACCGAACGCGACAACAGCGCCAGCGGATAAACCAGCGCCAATACCGGAAAGAGCGGTATTTATGTTTTTACCGATTCGCTCCGTATTCGTCTGGAACTTGGAGAGATCGTTCGTTGCTTTATCGATCGCGCTGGTAAAGCGCGCAACATTCGCGTTGAAATCGACCGTGATACCCCTACCTGACATTCTGAGTCCCTCTTAATTTATACATTCGAGCTTGTCCTCTTCTTTTACATAGGAGAATAAAGGCTCGCCAAATGTCCTGTTTTGTTCGTCCAGGGCAACAAGATCAATGCCGCCGGCGCGAACCTGCAGCATGTATCGCGGACGGTTAGAGTTGATCGCTACGGCGATTTCCTCAACCTCAAACGGATCCCTGTTACAGACCGCCAGGAACATGAGGTCAGCAACCTGTGAAGCGGCATTGATCATGTTGTTAAACGCAAACTTCATTTGCTCGTCATCTTTATTTGTCATATTTTAATCATCCTAAAAAACCTGTTTTTCTCAATTGCACGCGCAAATAAATGACTCTCAGCGCGGTCTGGAGCTTTGAGGTTGCCGTGATTTTCTTTCAAAAACTCACTCACCCCCACCCCCATCAATTTCGCGGGTATGCGCGCAACGATTCCAGCGCGGTCTAGCAGTTGGGTAGCTGGTGATTTCTCTCATATACCTGGCTCCGCCTTCTCCTGCTTGGGTGGCAGCTTGGGCAGGTTCTCATACTTGCGCACTTCATCAATTAGTAGCCATCCATCAGCTATCCCTTTGCTGTAGAAGTCAGCACGGTTGGTGCTATCGCCTCTTAGTAATCCCTCGACACTGTGCTCAGCAAAGTAGACTTGCCTAGAGGCAGGGGTAAGCAATGATGAGCTGATGGACTGCTCCCACATGGTCATGTGTCGCCGCAAGGTATGGACCACGAATACTCTGTTCATCTCAACGCTGTTGGAGTAGTTGCCGTGCCTCAGATCGCCAATGATGGTAGGTGGTACGCGGAACAGTCGGGCTATCTCTTCAACAGAGAATTGTCGTGACTCAATCCACTGCGCATCCTCCATGCTCATTGAGAGAGGCTGGTAATCGAAGTCTCCTTCAAGCAAGGCCATCCTGCCGGTGTTACTTTGCCCGGCATACTTCTTTGCCCATGAAGTTAGAATATCCTCGCGCCTTTGTGGTGGCAGCGAACCTTTATACTTAAGTACCCCGGATAGCCTTGTTCCCCTCTTATAGGTCTCGGTTCCATGGTCGCGCTCGGATAGCGCGAGATCGAACGTCTCTCTGCTTGCGGTAATGGGTGAGACTCCCACTAAGCCGTTATTGGAGCGGTGACGGAGATGCAATACCTCATGCTGAAGCAGTCGCCGCACTCGTCCCTTGGTGTCTGTCACGTCGTAAGCCAGCCGCCCGTTATCGAGCTGTAGGGTAGCTATCTGACTAGGCAGCAAGGGCACCAGCGCGCTAACCTGGCCATCGTTGCCGCGGATGATTTCAGCGTGAGCATTGCCGCGAAGCAGAACCATCGCTTGCATCATTTCGCGAAACTCAAGAGCGGTCTGCAACTCGTTCGCCTGGTCGTGTAATACCCGATACAGGCTATTTTCCGGTGCCCTCTCCCTTCCATCGTCAGTCGTGCGCTTGTAGAGAATCAGGGGTAGCGATGCAATAGTTTCGCTTATCGCAGCTACGCACGCATAGGCCGCTGAGAGGCTTTCAGCCTTGCCGCCGCCACCTATCAATGGATGACTCCAGGATGGATCCGTTGCGTTATAAGCGCGGCGCTCGAGGCCAACTAAATTCAGTGCTCGGTCTAGTAAATTCGTACGCATCGCGAGCCCCCGCAGTCGTCGTCATCATCCAGCGTTTCCAGCCATCGTATATCCGCGCTTAATTGGCTTTGCTGCCAATCTTCCATGCTGCGTTTAGCAACGGTGGTATCGAGGTAGGCAGGGTTTGAGGTAATGGTTATCTCGTGTAGATCAACCAGTAACAGGTCGCGCGTTAACTGGCCTGATCTCATATCCCAGTGATCCCCGCCATCAGGAACACGGAAGCCAAAGGAGCAGCCCGATATGTCCCCACGCTCAACCAGTACGCCCAGGTCGCGCGCGTAGCTGGTATCGGGTAGAGTGATCTCGAAGTAGAGGCCCTTGGTATCCTCATTCAGGGAAAGGGTGCGCGAGCCCACGCGCCCTAGAAGACGTTGCTGGTCGTGCTCCAGCAATGCGCGGATATTGTCGGGTTTGGTGAGCGAACGTTTAAACGCTCCTGGCAGGATGCGCTCTACAAAGCCGCCTAAATCCTGGCTCTGTGAGTTGTAGACCGCGGCATACCCGGCGAGCTTGCCGGGTGAGATTGCGCGCAGATCGCCGCCTGATCGTATTTCAAAGGCATTTGTCATCACCTGCGCGCCCCTTCTTACGAGACGGTTATGTCGTTGGCCAGGACAAAGGCCGTCGGCTGCCGTATTGCTATGTCGCAGGTCGCCATCGCCCGCACCAGTACACCGCCGCGAGCGTACGCGGTAGAGTCGTAGGGGTTAACCAGAATATCCAGCTCGCTCCAGATCCCCAGCAATACCTGGCTGAAGTCGCCCAGGATCAGTTGACCCTTGGCAGTGGCAAGCGGTACTTGCTTGGTGGTATGGACTGGAAGATCGGCCATGCGGTTATTCTCGCAAAGGTAGAGTGCGCCGGCAGAGGCTGACTTGAGCGTGACGCGTAGTTTTTTGGTAACACCCGGGGAGGTTAACCATGCGCCGGCAGTAGCGTTCGCCAGTTCGATTTTTTCAACCATGGAAGCGATGCCAGCCCAATCAAGGGTAGCCAGCGATTGCGTTCCTATGCCCGAAGTCGGGATGATCCCGGTCGGCTCATTCGTGCCGCCGCCTTTAATCAGCGCGCTATCGAGAGCCGCCGCCAGAGCGAACGACATGTCATCGCGAAGCAGTTGTTCGATGTCGGGGCTCGACTGTTGAATCAGTTGCCGGGACATTTCGGACAGTGCGCCGACATGCTTGGGTGAGAGCGACTTGCTGTCAAAATCCATGTCTGAAGCAGTGAGTGCGCCGTTTTCCGCTACCCAGCCAGAAGTAACGCCAGAGGTATAAGCAGGGATCGAGACGGGGCCTTGAAGCCCGCTCAGTACGCGCACGCCAAGTTGGCGCATCAGAAGCTTGTTGCGCAGGGGCTCAATGAACTGGTCGGGCCTGTGATCGGTGCCGACGAGTTGAGTTCCGGTCGTTGTCGTGTTCACACGCTTTTCGAGAGCAGCCAGGGGAACGAATACGCCACCAGCTTTGCGGCCGGTGCGCCGTTCGATTTCTTTCGAGTATTCAGCTTCGGCTCCCGATAGGGCGCGGCCTTCCATGCCGGCTCGGATAACGCTCATCAGGCTGACGTTGCTTTCAAGCGAGCTGAACGCTTTGTCACCGTCGACCGGTGCGCCGTTCATGCTGCGTTCCGCGTTTTCCAAGAATGATGCGCGGGCCTCTTGGCCTTCAAGGTCGGTGATCTTTGCTTTTAAACCGTCGAACCTTGCGGCCTCATCGGATGAAAGATTGCGTTTTTCGGCTTTCGCTTTCTCTACCATACCGCGCATTTCTGTAACAGCTAAGGCGCGTTGTTCTTTCAGTTCATGAATCATTTAATACTCCATAGAAGAATGTCGTATTATCCTTATATCATGCTAATTGTCCTATTGATACAGCACGTTCCACTTAATGCTTCAGTGGATCTCAGTGTACAAACAAGGACAGATGAATAGCTGTCAGCAGAGTGCGGTCAAGTGACAGCAATGTGAAATCAGATGTGATTTCAGAAAGGAATCAGAGAATGCCTTCGCTATGCGTTCGCATTGCGTTCGCATCGAGGATTCTGGATTAATCCAGAGCAATCTGGATTTGTCGCGAGTGAACGTGTGTTGAACGGCTGTTGAACAGGTGTGTAACGCGTGACGTCACAGTAACGTCACGGTAACGTTTCAGTAACGTTACAGAGAGGTTGGGCAGAAGGTTAACCTCTGCGCTGTAAACCTCTTTGCTGATCCAAGTGTTTGCGCTTTCCCCTTCCTGCTTCCTAGGTCTGCTAAGAATCCCTGTATCAGATGGTAATTCTTTAGAAGGTGTACGGTAGGCGTACTAACAAATGGCATAAAAAGGCCCATTTAAGTACGGTAGGCGTACCTAAACGGGTTAATTTGCAGTTCCTATTGTACGGTAGGCGTACTTACAGGGGGGGTATATAGTACGGCAGGCGTACTGGGCGATCGAATTTTTAGGGGTGAACTTTTGCGCCACAGATTAGAAGGTGATCGGCTCGCGGACACGTCCAATTTGCCGTCACATTCATCTATCGCAAAGAACGTAACGGCATACAACGAGCACTCCCTCAGGCCGCCTTGTCTGGTGATGATAATAAAACCCTTCTCCAGAAGCTCTCTACGCGCATTGTTAAGCGTTTCTTTGCTCTTCCAGCCCCTGGGCTTCATGACGTGCTCAAAACTCATGCCAAGATCGCCATTGTTTCTCAGGTTGTATTGCTGGAGCAGATCAAGCAGCAGCTTTGTTGCGTAAGAACTCAAGGACGCAAGCTCAGGACTGCGCAACACATCGAAGGTTAAAGGAATAAACCCCCCGGGCCCTCGCTTATGCTGCGCTTCTCTGAGTGCCCGCGTTCTAGCCTTGCTCACGCCCTAGCCCAACGTAGCGGTAACGTTTAACGCGAACCTCTTTACTAAATCGGGTAGGAATTCGCTCCCAATCGTCAAAAATTACATGCCCTTTTCTCCGCAGGGTTGCAATCGTTGAATGTAAGCAGTGATCGCCAAGCGGCTCGGCTTCGAACCGGTTTAAGCTTCGTCCGTTAGAGAGTACTTTTAAAATGCTCCATTCCTTGGTATTCTCTTGGCTGGTGTATTTAGAAGGCGCGTTCTCTTCGCGGGGTGCGGCGCCTTTTATTTTTTCATCATCATTCATCGAGCGCTCCTTTACGACTTTTCGATTCAAGCCAGGCCTCAACTTCGCTTATTGACCAGGCCGTTACCCGGCCGGACAATCGGACTGGCGCCGGGAAGCCGTCTTTCTTAGATTTAGCCCACCTCCAGAGCGTCGGCACTGAAACCGAAAGCTCTGGCGCGAGCTGAGTGACGCGGATGTAACCTTTTCCTGGTAGCTTATTCATGCTTATCCTTATTGTGAGGTTTGGTTTGTCTCGGCTTCCATCCTTGCGCGCCACTCAGCCGCCGCCTCCGTGCTGATCAACGTACGACGGCCGATCTTCATCAGTCGCGGTCCGCGGCCTTCTTTGATGAGTTCGTACAGAAACGATCTGGAAATATAGTGATCGCCGCAAAAGCCTGGAACTGTGTACGCCGGTTTGTTCATGATCTTTTTCCTTTTGGTTAGTAATTGGATTTCAGTGGACTACATACCGCGGAGATTG